TCCATGGCCCTGCAGGGCGTGCTGCCGGCGGTGCTGCCTGCGTGCTCCACGGATGAATCCAAGGCCATCCTGCAAGGCGTCAGGGTGGACTGTGACGGTGCTGCCTGCAGCCTTGCTGCAACCGATGGGCATCGCCTCGTGATGCGCAGCGTGGAATCCGACACACCAGCCATGGCACTTACCGTTCCGGCACGCGCTATGGCGCTATTGCGTGAACCCGTCACAGTTGCCAGCGATGATGTCCACTGCAGCTTCACCGCAGGTGACACCACCATCACCAGCAGGATCTTGACCGGCTCCTACCCGAACGTCGCGCAGCTGGTGCCCGAACGGTTTGACCACGCCGCAACCGTTGACCGCGTTGCTTTCCTGCGTGCATTGGAGCGCGTTGCTGTCATCGCTGATAGCCACAACTCCGTTGTGAAGCTAAGCGGTGGCAAACTCACCGCTGAAACCGAAACCAGCAGCGGCGCTGAATCCATCGCGTTTGACGGTGAGCTACCCGACATCGCCGCCAATGTGCATTACCTGCTCGATGGCGTCAAAGGTTTCACCGGCAGTCAGCTGCAGATCCGCGCAAACACCAGCACCACGCCCGTGGTACTTGCAGATCCTGATGATGATGTTAACATCTGCTTGGTTATGCCTGTTCAGTTAAGATCGTAATTTTCATGGCTTCCAATTCCATTCCTTCTGCAAAAGCTATTGAGCATTGGCCAGTTGATCGCTTGGTACCCTACACCCGTAACGCTCGCACGCATAGCTCTGAACAGATTTCGCAGATCGCTGCATCTATTCAGGAGTTCGGCTTCACTAATCCTATTCTTGTTGACAAAAAAGATGGTATTATCGCCGGCCATGGACGGCTGATGGCAGCGAAGGATCTAGGGATGACCCAGGTTCCGGTGGTAGTGCTCGATCACCTGACCCCAGATCAGAAGCGCGCCTATGTGCTAGCTGACAACAAGCTCGCCTTGAATGCTGGTTGGGATATGAGCCTTTTACAAGAAGAGCTGATGGCGATCAACTCAGTTGATTTTGACTTAAATCTACTCGGCTGGAATGAAAATGAGATCGCTGATATGCTTGACCCAGAAGGGATTGATGACGCTGAATCTCCAAATGAATTCGCTGAAATTGATGATGACATCGAAACCGATCATCGTTGCCCATCCTGCGGTTATGAATGGAGTGGTAAAACCAAATGAAACCTGTCTACCGTGTTCCAACGATGCGCGAAATTGAAGCGCTGCCATGGAATGGTTATAAAGTCGCTTCAACATTCAGTGGGTGCGGTGGTTCTTGTCTTGGTTACCGCATGGCAGGTTACAAAGTAATTTATGCGTGTGAATTCATAGATGAAGCACAGCGGACTTACAAAGCAAATCACCCACATAGTTATTTAGATACACGTGACATCCGGCAAGTAAAGCCTGAAGATGTATTGGAGAAAGCTAATGTTGATCGTGGTGAACTTGATTTATTTGATGGGTCACCGCCATGCTCAGCTTTCTCAACTGCTGGAAAACGCGAGGCAGGCTGGGGACAAGTAAAGGCCTACAGTGATAAAGCTCAACGGGTTGATGACTTATTCTTTGAGTACGTTCGCTTAGTTGACGGGATCCGTCCTAAAGTGTTTGTCGCAGAAAACGTAAGCGGCCTGGTAAAAGGCACAGCCAAAGGTTATTTCAAACGGATACTCGCAGCGCTTCGAGAGCCTGGTTACCGAGTTAGTTGCCGAGTACTTGATGCTCAATGGCTTGGTGTTCCCCAGTCACGTCAACGCACTATTTTTGTTGGCGTACGAGATGATCTCAACTTAGATCCAGTGCATCCTACTCCATTTCCGTATCGTTACTCGGTTGCTGAAGCATTGGAAGGCGTAGCAAAGCCAGGGCCAAATGAACTGCGATCATTGTCAAAAACAACTAAAACTGAACGATTATGGCGAAAAACATTGCCAGGAAATAATCTATCTGCCGCATGCATGGAAGAAACTGGCAAAGGTTCATTTTTCAATATGGTCAAATTAAGCCCAATGAAGCCATCACCAACAATTACAGCAACGTGTCAACAGTTTCATTGGGATGAGTTTCGGTATTTGACGATCCCTGAGGCAAAGCGTCTTTGCGGTTTTCCAGATGATTTTGTTTTAACAGGTGAGTTCTTACAGAGGTTCGAGCGTTGCGGCCGTTCTGTCCCGCCGCTAATGATGATGCAAGTCGCCAAAACCATCGAGGAGCGGATCCTGAGATGTGCGGCATAGCTGGCGCCTATAAAGAGACCGCTACAACGGTCGAGAAGATGCTAAACCGCATCAGGCACCGCGGACCTGATGGTGATGGGATCAAAATTCATGAACAAGCAATTCATGGTCATGTTCGCCTGGCATTGGTTGATCTCAGCGATGCATCGAATCAGCCCTTTCTTAAAAATAATTCAACTTTGACCTTCAATGGCGAGCTGTGGAACTATAAGGCGCTGCGCAAAACAATGCAGGCTGATGGTGAAACCTTTACCACTAGCGGCGACACAGAAGTACTGGCGACTATGTTAAACCGTGAAGGCTTAGCCTGCCTCCCCAAACTCGATGGTATGTTTGCTTTCGCCTGGAGCAAGGGCAATGAGCACTGGCTCGTGCGGGACTGTTTCGGCAAGATCCCTGTCTACCTTGCGAAGACCAAGAAGGGCTATCTCTGGGCGTCTGAACGGAAAGCTTTCCCGCCTGGCCTGAAACCGATCGCTGTGCCGCCCGGGTGGGCTTTCAATCTAGTTACTGGTGAATGGTTGCATTGGTACGAAATGCCAAAGAATCAAGAACCAATGGACGCTTCAAATGTCCTAGCTCATCTCCGTATTGGCGTTCAAAAACGCCTTGCAGCAGATGCGCCTGTATGCTGCCTAATTTCCGGTGGCCTTGACAGCAGTTTGATTTTGGCGCTTGCTAAAGAAATGATTCCAGATGTGACGGCTTACACGGCAACTTTCGATAACGAATCGAGCGACCTCAAAGCTGCCCGACGGCTGTGTGCTGAGTTTGGGGTCAAGTTGATTGAAGTACCGGTATCGATTAGCTCCAGCGGGATTAGTCAGGCCATCCGCTCGATTGAGATCGCAAGCAAAGCGCAGATCGAAATTGCAATGCTTTGCCTCCCGCTCGCAGAGCGCATTTATGCCGATGGCTTTCGTGCGTGTTTATCAGGCGAAGCTGCTGATGAGTTGTTCGGTGGTTACGGCAACTTTTGCATCCAAGCATCGAAAGTTGGCGATCAAGAAATTATGCCACTTCGCCTTGCTCAGTTATCCAAAATGGCGCGTGGCAATTTTGTACGCTGCAACAAGGCTTTCATGTCTGCAGGCGTTGAATGCCGGTTGCCCTTCATGGAGCAAGGCCTTGTCGAAGGGGCAATGCAACTTTCGAAAAAACAGTCACCACCAGGAAAAATACTGCTAAAAGAAGCAGCCAAACCATTAGTACCGCGCTGGGTGATCAAACGCACAAAAGACACATTTCAAGGCGGTAGTGGCTTGGCAGGTGCCATGATAAAGCATATAGCCAATCCCTTGGTCTATTACAACGCTGAACTTCGCAAGTCGTTTGGCTATCTCCCTAAGGACTAACCATGGACATCCCTTCTAACTGGACCTTTGAAACCGCAGGTGTTGCTGCTGGTTTTGATCGTCACGTCCGCGAGCAACTCCCCTGGTATGACTTAGCGACGAACGCAATTACGCACATCGCTCGACACTACATACCTGAAAATGGTTTGGTTTATGATCTCGGCGCAGCTACAGGCAACATCGGCAAAGCACTTGAATCCGTACTTGAAGACCGCAATGCAAAATTGATAGGTATTGAACCATCAGCTGAAATGATAAAGCGTTACGACGCTCCCGGTGAAATTATCTGCGCGAAAGGAGAAGAAGCCGATTATGAAGCATTTGACCTTGCGGTCGTCTTTCTAACATTGATGTTCGTTGAACCCCGCAAACGCATTCAACTGATGAATAAATTGTATCACGCTTGTCGCCCCGGTGGTGCAATAGTTGTATTTGATAAACTTGAACCAGTTGGTGGCTATCTAAGTACAGTTTTCTATCGACTAACACTCGCA